GGCGTGGAAGCTGGCGGAATGGTTCTGGCAGGCGGTCCCGTGGCTGCTGCTGGTCAAGGGCAACCACGACATCTGGTCTCAGTCCTACGGTCAAGGCGACCCGCTCGACTGGATGAGCAGGGGATCGGCGGCGCTCGAGGACTGGCAGGCCCGCATCGAGGTCGTCGCCGGCGAGCACAGCCTGCGGGTATGGGCATCGCACGACTTCAAGGGCAGCTCGCTCTACAACCCGCTCCACGGCCCGATGCGCGCGCAGCGCTTCTCGCCTGGCGACGCCGACATCCTCGCCGCCGGGCCAGCCCGGCCGGTTCGGTCAGCGCAACGCGGTCGCGATGGGCCTCATGCGCTGCGGCGTCAAGGCCAACACGTCGGCCGACGTTCTCACGCGCATGGAAGAGGCCGCCGGCCGCAAGATCAACTGGGCGCTCTACCCCGGCCCGCGCGTGGCGCTCGACGCGCCGAGGTTCGACCCGCCGTTCATCCCGCCCGACGACGTCCCCGTCGAGCAGCTGATCGAGCAGCTGTCCGAGCGCTTCGAGCGCCGGGCCGAGCATGCGGCGGCGAAGAAATGGATGCGCTTTGAGCTCAAGGACGCAGGCCCGTATCTGCTGGCCTTCGTCGGCGATCCTCACCTCGACGACAACGGCTGCAACTGGCCGCTGCTGCGGCGTGACGTCGAGCTCATGCGCCGGCCGCATGTCCACGGCGTCATGCTCGGCGACGTCACCAACAACTGGAGCGGCAAGCTCCAGCGCCTCTACGCCCACCAGGACGTGAGCCGCGACAGGGCGTGGAAGCTGGCGGAATGGTTCTGGCAGGCGGTCCCGTGGCTGCTGCTGGTCAAGGGCAACCACGACATCTGGTCCCAGTCCTACGGCCAGGGCGACCCGCTCGACTGGATGAGCCGGGGATCGGCGGCGCTCGAGGACTGGCAGGCCCGCATCGAGATCGTCGCCGGCGAGCACAGCCTGCGCGTCTGGGCATCGCACGACTTCAAGGGCAGCTCGCTCTACAACCCGCTCCACGGCCCGATGCGCGCGCAGCGCTTCTCGCCTGGCGACGCCGACATCCTCGCCGCCGGCCATCAGCACCACTGGGAGATCTTCTCCGGCGAGGATGCGGACAAGACAACGCGGCCGCACTGGCTGGTCCGCGCGCGCGGGTACAAGTACCTCGACCCGCACGCCGACCGTCACCAGTACGCCTCGCAACAGCACGGCTCCACGATCGCCGCCGTGGTCGATCCCGGCCGCGACGGCCCGGCGGCTGTCCAGTGCTACGCCGACCTCGCCGAGGCGGTCGAGATCCTCGAGTTCAAGCGCGCGCGATGGGAGGCCACATGCCGAAACGTCGAGCCGAAGACGACGACGACTGGAGCGAAGCGGCGAACCACGCCGGCGAAATGATGGCGGGCTCGATCAGCGAGCTCCGCAGCGCTGATCCGCCAGGCCGCCCATACGAGCCCCAGCGCGGGCCGCTCGGCTTCTGCATCGACCCTGCCGCGTATCGCGTGCGGCGCCGCGCCAAGAAGGCAAAGCGATGATGGAAGCAGAGGCGGCGTTTCGGCTGATCGGCGACGTCGGCTTCCCGATCGCTTCTGCGATGGGCGCCGGAGCGTTCGTATTCCTCACGCTCAAGTTCATCCTCGCCGGCGTGGACAGCAGCATCCGCAACCTGACCGCCATCATCTCCGCGCTCGATAGCCGCGTGAAGACGATGAACCACGACATCGTGCGGATCGATCTTCTGATCTCGTCCGCGCTGAACGTGCAGCCGGACACCGAGCGCGTGGCGAGATCCGACAGAGACGACGCAAGGAAGGACTGATGCAGCAGCTCTCGACATTCGTGACGCAGTACGGCTTCCCCATCGTGGCGGCCGTCGGCATGGCGTACCTCGTCTTCTATGTCTGGCAATGGGCCACGACGATCGTGAAGCCGGTGCTGAGCGAGGCGAGCGCCACGCTCATCGCGCTGATCGATCGCATCCGGATGCTTGATAACGACCTCATCCGGCTGCGCCAGAAGATCTCGGTCATCCTGCAAATGAGGAAGCGCTGATGGACCTGCTCAAGATCGTTGGCGCGGTGGCGCCGAGCATCGCCACTGCCATCGGCGGGCCGCTCGGCGGCATGGCGATGAAGGTCGTCGCCGAGGTGCTCGGGCTGCCGGGCGACAGCAGCGAGAAGGATGTCGCCAAGGCGATGGCGTCGGCGACGCCGGACCAGCTGCTCAAGCTCAAGCAGGCGGACCAGGACTTCGCCGTGCGCATGCGCGAGCTCGACATCGACCTCGAGAAGATCGCAGCCGGCGACCGTGACAGCGCCCGCCGGCGCGAGGCGCAGGTCCGCGACTGGATGCCGCGGGTGCTGGCGTTCGTGGTGGTGGCCGGCTTTATGGCGACGGTGTTCCTCGTTCTGCTCGGGCTGGTCGACGGCATGAAGGACCCGCTCATGGCGACCACCGTCGGCACGCTGATCGGGTTCGTCAGCGCCAAGGCCGAGCAGGTGATCGCCTACTACTTCGGCTCCTCCTCGAGCAGCCAGCAGAAGACGCAGCTGCTGGCCGGCGGGCAGAAATGAGCGCGGCGACCTGGCCGACGGCGCTGGCCGCTGTCCTCAAGCACGAGGGCGGCTACGTCAACCATCCGGCCGATCCTGGTGGCCGCACCAACCTCGGCGTCACCCAGCGCGTCTGGGAGAGCTGGACGAACCAGCCGGCCGACGAGGCGGCGATGCGGGCGCTGACGCCCGAGCTCGTGGCGCCGCTCTACCGTGAGCGCTACTGGAACGCGGTGCGCGCCGACGAGCTGCCGGCCGGCGTCGACTTGGCGGTGTTCGATGTGGCGGTGAACAGCGGCACAGGACGCGCCGGCAAGTTGCTGCAGCAGGCCGTTGGCGCCGCGGTCGACGGCTCCATCGGGCCGCGTACCGTGGCGCTGGCGACCGCCGCAGAACCCGTCGCCACGATCGATCGGATCTGCGACCTGCGCCTCGAGTTCCTGCGCGCGCTGCCCATCTGGCAGACCTTCGGCAAGGGGTGGAGCAGGCGCGTGGAAGCGGTGCGGAGCGAGGCCAAGGCCCTCATAGACATTCGGGCCGCAACCCATTGATTCGCGGTGGCGCCGCCGCAGGGCGATAGACACGCAAGCCATTGATGCAGCAAGCCAAGCCGCTGCCTCATAAGCCCTTGGTCGGCAGTTCAAATCTGCCCGCCGCTACCAGCGAAATCAACGACTTAGGTGGTACTGGTTCCGTTCTTTAGACACTTTTCCGGGGGGTCTTAGACACTTTGGCCCCGGTTTTGTTCTTCTTGCTCAAGCCGACGAGCCTCTCCACGGCGGCTCCGGCAAGCCTCGCCTGGTCGGCCCGCCGCGTGTAGTGCGAGGCCATCTGCGAGGTGCGGTGACCGAGCACCGCGCGGATCTCCGCCTCGCTGCAGCCGGCCTCCGCCAGCGCCTGCGCCGCGGTGTGCCGCAGCCCGTGGAACGTGATCCCCGAGACACCCGCCGCCGCCCGCTGGCGCTGGAACAGCGTCCGGAACCCGTTGCCGGTCAGAGGCCGGCCGCGCGCCCCGACCACGATCGTGCCGAGCTCGATCCGCGGCAGGCGCTCGAGATACGCCACGAGCTCGGGGTGCGCCGGGACGACCAGCTGCTCGCCGGTCTTGGACTGGCGCAGCGTCACCGCCTCGCCGTCGAACTGCGCCCAGGTCAGGCGCAGGACATCGCCCTCGCGCTGGCCGAGATGGGCGCCCAGCATCACGGCGGTGGCGATCGGCCCCGGCACCTTGGTCATGGCCGCAACCTCGGCCGGTGTCCACGGCCGGTTGCTGCTAGCCGACGGCCGCCACGCACGCTTGAACCTGGCGGCCGGGTTGTACTGCAGGCCGTAGCGCGACGGCCGGTCGAGCGCGAAATACAGCAGCCGGCGAAGCACCTGCAGCATCCAGTCTGCCGCGCGCGGCTTCGCCGCCAGCTTGTCGCGCAGCGCGACCACGAACTCGCGGTCGATGCCCGAGACCTGCAGCGCGCCGAAGCGCTGGCGCAGCCAGTCGATGCGCTCGCGGTAGTCGCCGCGCGTCGTGAGCGCGAGGCTCCCGTAGTCGTCGCTGCGCAGGTAGGCGTCGCAGAGGTCGTCGAACGAGCCCGGCGCGTAGACCGCCTTGCCCGTCAACTTGAAGCGCTCGCGCTCCTTCTGGATCTCGAGCACGCGCATGGCGCGCGCATGCGGCTCGTCTGGCAGCCGCTCGCCGGTGGGGCGGAAGTACCAGTAGGTGCGCCCGCCGCTGACGTAGCGCTTGATCCCGCGGAGCCTAAGCGTCTGCACGGTCGAGTGCCTCCAACCATTCGCTGCGAGGCGGCGCAGGCTGCTCGATCCCGCTGGCGCGATCAATCGCACGTTCGATCGCATGCCTGTCCCATACGGCGGTGCCGGGCAACGGCCCAGGCACGATGCCCGCCGCCTGCCAGCGATGCAGCGTTGAGCCAGACACGCCCAGCAGCTCGAGCACCTGCGCGCGGCGGATGAGGCGGGGCGTCATTTCTGCGCCATCCACAGGGTGATGACCCACAGGGCGATGTAGGACGCGACCGCGACGAGGGCGGCGATGGTGTGGAGGCTCATGGCTTGAACTCCTCATGCAGGCGTTCCAGCCCGACCGAACGCTTCTCTTCGCGGTCAAACGCGAGGACATCGAGCTTCTGCATGGCCTGACGCACGAAGTGGCACATGTCGGCAGAGCCGCCCATGTGGAATTTCCCAGTCTTCATCGCAGCGCCAAGCGTGGTCAGAAACTCGCGTGCGGCGGCCTTAAGCGCGTCGCGCTCGGCGCGTAGGCGCTCGATCTCGTCGCGCAGACTCATCTCCGTCATTGCGACAGCAATGTCGGTTGATTTGAGTTTTGAGTTTTCGGCGCGGAGGTGCTCGATCTCGTTGAGGAGCCATCTCCGATCGTCGTGAGATTGCGGGCAGATCATCGACGGGCCGCAATGCCAGCGCGCATCCTTTCTGTGACGTTCACGGATCTCGTTCAGCTTCTCGTCACCGTCGCTCATGGCTTGGCCTCCAGAGCGGCGCGGGCGCGGTCGATCAATCGGTCGCACACATCGGGATTGCCCGCCAGCATGACGCGGATGTGATCGTTGTTCCGGCCCGCGAGGTATCCGACGAGATCGCTCAACTCCGCCACGCGGGCGCGGAGGCGGGTGATCTCGGCGTCGCGCCTGTCAAGCGCCTCGCGCGCCATTTCGGAGTTGTAAACGCAAGCGCAGTTAGTGCTGCCGCAGCCAGAAATTGCGGATCTCATGGCTCGGCCTCCAGCGCGGCGCGGGCTGCTGCCTCAATGTGCGGCGGCACGGAATTGCCGGTCTCATGCGCGTGGACGTAGACCGCCAGCGGCTCGCGCAGCTCCACAACGCGGGCGCGGAGGCGGGTGATCTCCTGCGCCATTTTCATCTCTGCTGCGGTCGGGCCTGCGTATCTGTCACGCAGGAAATCGACCCCAAATTCCTTGTAGATGTCGCTCATCGTCCATCCTCCATTTCCACGACCGCCAGCCCGGCGGCCTCGATTGCGTTGACCACGCGGATCAGGAACGCCAGCCGATGCTGATCGACCGGGCAGTCGGGGTCGGGTGCGTATTGGTAGAGCTGGCGGAACGCGCGGCGGGCGGTTTCGGCGGGGGTCATGCTGCCGACCTCCACGCATGCTCGGTCCATTGCTCGGCCATCGCCGCAGCGATGCCGGGATAGAAGCGCGAGCGTTCCTTCCAGCGCGTCGGGCTCGGCGGCATCCGGTGGACGCGCTGCTCGCGGCCCTCGACGACGTTCGTCGGGCGCAGCGGCGGCAGGCCACGCAGCCACAAGCAAGTGCGCTTCGTCTCGCCGTGGCCGAACTGCCAGGGCTGCACCGATTGCGCCGGCTCCGCGTAGTTCTCGATCAGCCGCTTGGCATGTCCGTGCATCACCGGGTTCTCGACCGCGACGCGCGGGATCGGCGCGTTCCAGAACGCGCTAAACAGCGCCGCGCCCTCGCGCAGCTCGAGCTCCATCTGCCCGGCGGTCTTGCCGGGCGGCGGCGTGTGCAACCACCTGACGCCGCTGTTGCACAGGCGGGTGCATGGCGGATGCGCCACCATCAGCAGATCCCAGCCGTCATGCAGCAGGTCGCGCGCGTCGCCACGGATGTGGCGGTTGCTGCCGTCCTCGCTCGGCAGCAGGTCGCATGACCAGGCGTCGCAACCGCGCGCAAGGAAGGCGCGGCGCACGACGCCCGAGTATTCGCAGGCCACGAGGACGCGCAGCGGGGTCATCGCAACCCCGCCAACACGATCACCACCGCGCCCGTCGCGACGCCAAGCAAAGCGAACAGGAACCAGTAGACGGCGGTGCCTTCCGCCCACCGCTTGTCCTCCTCCATCCACGCCCAGGCCTCGCGGCTGGCGCGCTCAAGGCGCTCCTGCTCGTCGGTCATCGGTTGACCTCCTCGAGCTGGAGCGGATGGCGCAACGCCGCGGCGATCTCGTCGCGGATGCGGTCGGCCTGGTGGACCGAGACCTGCAGCGTGATGTCGCCCACGCTGATCGAGACGAACTCCACCTCGCCGGTGTAGTGGCGCACCGACACGATGCCATCGCGCGACGGCATGATGCTCGCGTAGCACCGGCTCATCGCCCGCCCTCCAGCGCCGCGAGCTGGCGCTCCAGCGCGGCGATCTGCTGCTGCTGATTGAGGAAGCCGATGCTCTCGGGGTCGATGCCCCGGAGCAGCTCGGCGCGGATCGCGATGCGCCCGCGCAAGACGGCCGGCGTCACCGGCAGGTCGGCGCGGTAGCCCGTGGTCAGCGGCTTGCTCATGGCGTCACCAGGAGCAGGCCGTAGATCATCGCGGCGGCCATGATCCCGACCGCCCAGTCGGACAGCGAGGGCATCTTCATGCGGCCCCCGCGATCCTCGACGCGACGAGCGCGTCGATCTCGACCTGCAGGCTGATGCGGTGCTGGCGGAGCCGGCTGATCTTCTGGAGGTCCGCGCCGCGGTCGGCGGCCTCCTCGATCAGCAGGAAGCGCTCGACGTCAGCGAGGCGCTCCCGCAACTGGGAAAGCTGGTCGTCCATGTCCCTCCTCCGAGCCGCCAATGGGGCGGCAACGGATGGGACGATATCGGCTTAAATGTACCTAGTCAATCGCTAAAAGCGATAGTCTAGACCCGCCTCGCCATCCAGATGACGCGCGCCAAGACTGCGATCGCATCTGGCGAGATGCCGTCGTAGGAGGGATAGGCCGGGTTGTCCGACTTGACGGTCAGGGCGCCGGTCTGCGGGTGCGCCGCCACCCGCTTCACCTGCAGCTCGTCGCCGCTACGGATGATGTAGAGGCCATCGCGCCCGACGCGACGGATCGAGCGATCGACCAGGACCGTGTCGCCGTCCTGCAGCGTCGGCTGCATTGAGTCGCCGCTGACGCGCAGGACGGCCAGGTCGTCGATCGACGACGCCGACACCGACCGCAGCCATTCGCGGCGGTACAGCAGGAAATGCTGTGGTTGCTCGTCGAAATTGACGGCGCCGTGTCCGGCCGCTGCTCGGATGTCGTAGGACGGGACAGGCACGAACTCGTCGTCGCCAAGCTGGATCGATGCGGGGCGCTTCAGTGGGACGGCAGGCACGTTCCTGGCCGTATCGCCAAATGCCAGCGCGGCAGGATCGGTCTTGAACAGCGCCGCCAGCTGCTCAAAGCCCTCGACGCTTGGCTGGTTCTTGTCGCTCTCCCAGGCGGACACGGTGCTCTGCGCCGTTCCGAGCAGCTCTGCGAGCTTCTTCTGAGACAGGCCGGCAATTCGCCGCGCCTCGGCTATCCGGGCACCAATCGACATGCGGGGAGGTAAGCACACGGCTTCGCGAAAAGCGAATCAGGAAAAACGATTGACAGCGAACGGTAGAAGTAATACTTCGTTAACCATGCCAATCGACGACCTGTTCCGCCTCTTCGGTAGCCAGATCGCCCTCGCGCGGTTGTGCGGCTGCTCTCAGAGCACCGTCGCCGGGTGGAAGCAGCGGGGCATCGTCCCCGCGCGCCGCCAGCGGCAGATCCTCGACATCGCGAGAAGCATGGGGCTGCGGGTGACCGCCGAAGACCTCATTGCCAAGCCCCGGCGGGGGCGCCGATGAGCCTCACGCACGAAGTCTGCACCTGGATCTCCGAGCAGCCCGGCCGCCACGCCACGCTCGCTCAACTGCGCGAGGCCTTCGATCCACGCCGCCTGGTCGGTGCGCTCCAGCAGGCGCGGCGCAAGCGTCGGCTGAGCTACCACGACGGGGCCTATCACCACGATGGCAGCCCGACAGGTCATCAACAGAAGGTCTGCCGCAACGACCTCGAAGGCTACGACCGCGAGGTGGAGCTGCGAAACGCGGAGCAGCGCTTCGCCAAGCACATCGGCGCGCGCCGCTTCGAGGACATCCCGGCGCACATGATCCGTCCGGTCGCTCTCTGGCGCCGGCAGCCTCCGCCGGCGTCGTCGTACATGAGCAGCGCGGCTGGCATGTGCGCCGAACGGCAGCCTCAGTTCCACGACTTCCAGCAGCAGAAATACAAGCCGCTCGATCGCGACGCGGTCATCCGCATGGCGGCTGCTGGCATGTCGCAGGGGCGGATCGCCACCGCGCTGGGCGTTGCGCAGTCCAGCGTCCAGCGCGTGCTGGAGGCTGCGCGTCGAGGCACGCCATGACCGAGCCGCAGCTGCGCCGCTGGCATGGCGTCATCGAGGGCGAGCCCGCGAGCAAGGCCAACAGCCGCCAGATCGTGAAGATCGGCGGGCGCCTGCGGGTCATCAAGTCGCTCAAGGCCCGCCGCTACGTCGCCGAGGTCGCGCGCCAGGTGGCGCCGCTGCCCGAGGACAAGCAGCTGCGCGCGCCGATCGCGATGACCGCGCATGTCTTCTACGCCACCGAGCGGCCGGACCTCGACCCCAGCCTCATCCTCGATGCCTTGCAGGGCCGCGTCTACGCGAACGACCGCGCGGTGCGCGAGATGCACCTCTTCCATCACATCGACCGCGAGCGTCCGCGCGCGGAGATCACGCTCATCGAAATCGAAGACTGACCACCGAAGGGGAGAGACATGAAGGCACAGGAACACCTCGACGCCGCGGCCGGGCTGGTCGGTGGAGACCGCGCCCGCCAGCACGGCGACGTGCGCTCGCTCCACGAGATGGTCGCCGCATTGTGGAACGCCTACCTGACCTGCGAGGGGTCGCCGGTGCGCATCATCGACTGCGACGTGCTCGTCATGATGGCGCTGCTGAAGATCGCGCGCACCCGCCACGGCGAGTTCAACCGCGACGACTGGGTCGACGCGCTCGGATACGTCGCGCTGGCCGGCCAGGTCGCCGAGGAGGACCACGAGCAGGAGACGCTGGAGCGTCGCGCTGCTGAGGCTCCGGTGTACCGATGAGCGGCTTCGCTCAGCACGGCATCGAGCATGTCAGCGCCTCGTCGCTGAACCTCTGGGCGTCCGAGCCCGCCATGTGGGTGATGGAGCGCCTGCTCAAGATGCGCTCGCCGGTCGGCCCGGCCGCGCATGTCGGCACCGCCGTCGAGGCGGGCGTCGAGTACGCGCTGCTCAACCCCGACAAGCTTCACGACGCGCTGCCGGTCGCGCTCACCAAGTACGACGCGCTCTGCCAGGACGCCGACGCCAAGCTGAAGATCGCCGGCATGCTCGAGCAGGCGCTCAAGCAGCTCGCGGCCTACGGCAAGCCGGACGTCCCCGAGGACGGGCGCCAGCATCGGGTCGAGGTCACGCTCGAGGGCGTGGCGGTGCCGTGCATCGGCTTCACCGACTTCGTGTTCCACGGGCACGGCGTGATCGTCGACCTCAAGACGAGCTCGACGCTGCCGAGCGCGATCAAGGCCAGCCACGCGCGCCAGGGCGCGGTGTACGCCGCGGCCTTCGGCAACTACGGCATGCGCTTCTGCTACGCCACGCCGAAGAAGTCGGCGGTGTACGAGCTCGAGAACGCGCGCGACCACCTCGCGGCGCTGGCGAACATCGCTCGCCGCCTCGAGCGCTTCCTCGCGCTCTCGCGCGATCCGCACGAGCTCGCCGGGCTCCTCTGCCCGGACTACGACAGCTTCTACTGGAGCGAACCGCAGGCCCGCGCCAACGGCCTTCGCACCTTCGGCTTCTGAGAGAACCGCGGCCGGCGGTTCCCGGCCAGACACCGGAAAAGGACACACGCACATGGCTCTAGGCATTCCAACCGGCGGCAACCGCACGCCCATCGTCAAGTTCGACGCGCGCGCCGGTCGCTGGTTCCGCGTCGACGGCAAGGACCAGGTCACCGACGTCACCAACGGCTTCACCGCGGTCTTCGACCTCGCGCAGATCGAGATCGGCTGGGCCAAGTTCGCCGCCGGCCAGCCGCCCGACATCAGCTTCGCGCGCGTCCCGGCGCCGATGCCGGCGAAGCCCAGCGAGGATCACCGCCGCGCGGTCAAGCTGCATGTGAAACTCGCAAAGAGCCTCGGCGGCGACATGCGCGAGCTCATGACGCAGGCCAGCATCGTGATGCAGGCGATCGACCAGCTGCACGACGCCTACAGCGCCGCGCCCGAGGCCGCCGAGGGCAAGCTGCCGGTGGTGGCCTGCCCGACGACCGAGGCGGTGACGATCTCGACCGGGGCCGGCAAGTCGACCAACTACAAGCCGGTCCTGCAGATCGTCTCGTGGGTCGCGCGTCCCGCAGAGCTCCCGCTGACCGACGCGCC